GAAGTCGAAGATTGGCATAGACCTGTCCACTGAAATCCAGCAAACGCCTATCGAGGACCCGATGGTCCGTACCTTCGAGATCCCGCTGCGCCGGGGGGTGGCCAAGGTCCGGTTTTTGACCGGCGCTGACCAAGAGGCCTTCTCTGAGACCCTGAGCAAGCAGCCAAAGACCCAGGCCGAGATCGACACCCTCATGCTGGCGAGGAGCGTGATCGAGATCGACGGCCAGCTCACCTTTGGGGACGAGAATGCTGTCCGGCGGCTCCCGGCGGCCGACCGGTCCACCCTCTCTGAGTTCATAGGGACGAAGCAGCCCGGCCCTCAGACCATGACCCCGATCCCTGTCAACTGCGCCACATGCGGAGAGGAGTACCCAATCACGCCGGGCATCGGTGACTTGTTTCGCATTTAACGAGACCGAGCTATACACGAACTACGGATTAATGCTCATCCACTACCCGAACTGGAGGCCGGAGGATATGAAGGCGATGACCTCCAGGCAGCGAGAGTACTGGGTTGATTTGAGCGAGTACGTGACCGAGAAGCGCAGGCCGAAGTAATGCCCATGCCCCCCTTGAACCCTGGACAGCAGTATCAGTACCCTGGCTCTTCCGGCTCTGTTGGCAGCACGGCGTCTGAGGCTATTTCGATGCCCAAGCTCTCAGTCGACACCGGTGACCTTGACACCACCTCGAAGAAGCTGTCCAAGATCGTTAGTGACATGGGCCGTCTTGATGCTGCTGTTACCAAGCTCACCAACTCGCTCGTCAAAATGGCGGATAAGTGGGGCAGCGCATTTGGTTTTGGTCAGGAAGGGAGCGGGGGCGGCAAGGGGAGTGGAAATACGGCTGCCCCTGTCAGTGCACTCAACGGGCCCATGGGCCGCGCCGTGGGGTATGGAGCCATAGGAGAGGTTCTCGCTCAGGGTGCGGGATCGATAAACAGCATGATGAGCGGTGTTGTCTCGGGTGGCGGAGGTACTGATGTAATCGCCCGGCAGACGAACGCCATCTTTGGTGGTACTAGCTCGACATTGAACACGGTGGCCGGGTTTACTGGGATCCAAAGTGCCAGCCCTCAAGATCTCCAGCAGTCCTTGGCTACTTTGCAGGCGAACCCAATGCTTTATCAGGCGTTCGGGTCGAAGTCTCAGTTCAAGAATCTTAAAGGTTTCATGAATCAGCTGCGTAGCCTTAATCCGAGCATGACGGCGGCCGAAGCAGCGCAGACTGCTAATACCCTTGCTTCAGGTCCTGCCCTCCAGGTGCTGCAGCGGCTTGGGCCTCAGAATGGACAGCTCGGGCAAGGCCTCGTTAACCCGCGTGGGGGGATTAACAGCACCAACAAGGTTTTTTCTGAACTGTTGCAGACTCTATTCGGCGGGCAGAAGTTGACATCACAAATGATGCGGCGGGACTCGGGCAACTCATTGCAGGCAACGCAAGATTGGACGCTTATTAATCAGAATAACAACATCCCCGGGATGGGCCTTGGTCTTTCTCCTGAGATGTTGACCGAGCTGCGCCAGTACGCTGCTGCTGGGGGTAACCTGACTCGGGCCGATAAGGCTGAGTATCAGTCTCCTGTTACTTCTCTTTTGTCGAAGACGACAGCGAAGACCAAGCTCACTGATACTCAATATGAGGTCACAGCCGGTGAGCAAAATGCTGAGAATCGAGCGACAGCAGCGACAGAGCGATGGGTGGCACAGCTTGATCAGGCGAATCCTGCACTGGGACAGATGGTTGGTGGATTTGGAGCTGTGGTAAAAGGAGCTGCATCTGCAGCTAGTGGACTTGCCAAGTTTGCAGTAATCGCTGATTCGCTCAAATATCTTCGAGGAGGCTCGGGACTTCTCGGTGGAGGAAGTGGTGCTGCAGGCGGGGCTCTCAGTAAACTTCTTAGGGGCGGTATTGATCCGGCCACAGGCTCTCCTTTCTCTTTGGGTGGGGCACCGATTCCTGCGACGGGTACTTCTGCTGCATCTGATGTTGTCGGAGGGGTTGCAGGTAAACTGGGTGCACTAGGGGCGGCGTACGCCGAATATCAGTTCTGGAAGAACCCAAAGAAGGCACTTGAACAAGCAGGTCCTGACCCGCTTGGTATTGGTAAGGGCGGCAAGGTAGGGGGCTGGATTTCGCATGAAATCGGTTGGAATCCTAAAGAGGGTATTGGAAAGAACATAACAAGTTCATTTGCAAAGGACTGGGATAAACTTTGGAGCTGGGGTGACCCGTTGCCCGGCATGGGGGATCCGACCGGCGCTACGGGTACTCAAGGGATGTCGCCTTCTTTGGCCCGGGGCATTAGTGCCATGAGGGCCGCCAATCCGAACATTCAAATCTCTTCAGGGCACCGCACCACGGCACAGCAGGCGCTCCTTTACGCTCTCAAGGGCGGGAAGGGCGTGGCGCCCCCGGGTCAGTCCAAGCACCAGAGTGGCCAGGCGGCTGACCTTGGGCCGCCGTCACAGTTCGGCTGGATCGCTAAGAACGCCGGGAAGTTCGGGCTCACGCGTCCCGCTCCAGGCAGTGAGCCCTGGCACGTTGAGACTATGGGTGACGTTGGCACATCATTGGTGAACACCTTCATTGGCCAGGTAAACAGCTTGGGCACAAACTTTGGTCTCGGCAGTCCCGGTTCCATTACGACTTCAGTTAAGCCTTACTCTGGCGGCGGTGGGTCGTCGAATACCAACTCGACTCCTTCAGCCACAACGTCGAGCAACTCGTCGTTAGGGTCATTGAGTGGAGTACTTCCATGGACTGGAACAGATAAATCGATTAATAGCCCGACGCAGTTTTCACAAGCTTTGCTTTCAGCTCTTGGGCTGAAGCAGTCGGCCCAAGATGTGCAGAACATCAATGCATGGCAGCAGCACGAAGGTCAATGGTCAAGCCCAGGCCCCAGTAATCCTTACTATGCCATGAATATGCACAACCCTCTGAATACCGAGGGAGCATTCTCAAGTGATGCAGTGAAGCTCAAGGGGACGGTTGCTTACCCGACGTGGGCAGAAGGAGTAAATGTTACAAAGAAGTACATCGAGCAGGGCATTATGGCTCCTATTTTTTCTGCGCTGAAGTCGAACGCTAACCTCGCCTCTTTTTCTAAGGCGCTTGAGGGCACAGGATGGGCGGGCGGCCATTACGGCTATGAATCCTTCACTGCTCCCTCTGGTGCTTACGCTGTCGGAGATCCTGATTACGCCCGCATGGGCGATGCGATCAGTACCGGTACGAGATCGATGCCGACCATGTCGGCCAATGCTCGCGGAGCTGGTAACTACTTCAACATCAATGCGCCGATTACTTTGGCAGGCACTGCGACCCCTCAGGATGCTCAATCCTTTGTTCGAATGATTCTCTCTGAACTAAAGAGCCAGACCGGTCTTGATCTCGTGAGTAACTCGTAATGGCGACCTCGATCGTAGTGCAGTCTTCGACTCCCGAAGCTCCTACCAATGCCGCTTTCGGAACGAACGCCTTTGGGCGTCTGGCTTCCGCTGGTGATTTGAGCATTGCGAATGGGATGACGGCCGGGTACGGCGACAACGACGGCAATGTCAGTAATCCTCCAGCATGGCCTGGTACTTATGGTAGATGGCCAGGACAGCCACAACGTATTGGAGTGCTGCGCAACCTTGCCGGTTCAGCTGGCGGCGGGAATGCAGTTTATTCGCTTTATTTTATTTTCAACCCGAACCAGATCGTGGTGAACTTCGCTACTAACCCGGGACAGATTCCTCCTTCTTATCTTTACAGCGGCAGTACGCCGAGTTCTCTCTCTGACATTGCTACAGCAAATGGTGGCACCGGCACAGCTTCTTCGGCAACAGTCCCAAACTTTACGAACAGTCAGACTGTGTCATGGTCGCTCATTTTCGATCGGACTTACGACATGATCTTCGACACAAATCCTGACGAGAATCGTGGAGTGCTCAAGGACGTAGCGGCTCTCTACAACCTCATGGGCTCTTTCGACGGGCAGGCCGGTGTCCCAGTTTCGACACCCTGTCAGGTGGTGTTTGCCGAGACGGCTTCGAGCCAGTTGTGGGGATTTACCGGTTTCATCTCGGTGGCTACCATTACCTATGGGATCTTCCGCCATAACATGATCCCGTCCCGCTGTGAGATTGACTTGCAGATGACGACTGTATACACAGCGGCAACGCAGCCGACACTGTCCAGTGCGCAGCCTCTACCTGTTACTGGCAGTAATGGCAATACGGTTATTCTTCCCAGCGGTAATGCCGTTCCTCCTCAGAACCTTGTTCAGGGGCCCGGATGATTACGCCACAGTCTCGTTACAACGCTCAAGGGGCGTCGATCGTTCGCATGCCCAACTCAAGCGGTATGTACAATCTTACGGTCCTGCGCACTGTGCCTTCATCGGTTTCGGGGTACACACTTTACACGTGGCAGGCCGGTAATCGGCCTGATCTTGTGGCGGCGCAACTCTTGGGTAACTCCTCGCTCTGGTGGGCGATCTTTGATATCAACCCTGAGATCATTTACCCGCTCAACATTCCGCCCGGTACTGTGGTGCGTATCCCCAATAATCCGGTCATGGGTCAAGGGACGTTGGTCCAGTGACGCCTCTTCCCTTCTTTACGACCGTCCAGTTCTCGGGACCGGGTATTTCATCGTCAGCCCTGGGACCAAATACACTCAAGATTATGGAGCGTGAGTACGCTCACGATACTGCAGTAATGGAGTTCTGGGGTGGTGACGTTAACTCTGATTCATTGATATCGGGAACACCGGTGCTTTTGACTTACGGGACTTCGTCGGTGCAGCGTGTTTTTTACGGTTACGTGAATCACCCAGGGCGCACAAATAACTCGATGGCTTCGGCCAGCACACTCACACAGAGGAACTCCGTCACCATTACCTGTGTGGGTGCTTCTTGGCCCATGAAGCAGACCGGGACGCAGGTCTTCACTTCAATGGCCACGTGGCAGATTATTCAGAACATCGCTGATCAGTTCGGGTTCGATACTGACATCGTGCCTGACACCATTGTGTGGCCGAGTAAGCAGATGGCCGGTGCAACGTATTGGCAGTTTTGTGTAGGACTGGCCCAGCAGATCGGGTATACCTTTTACTGCAACGGAATCCAACTCGTCTTCAAACCTCGTCAGACCAATCCTTTGGCCCTCTCCGCTCTGGCCGCTGTTTACGATTATGCCAATAATCCGGCGGGACTCCCGATTTTCAGTCCGACCCTGGGTGCAACTAATCCGTCGGGGGGACAGCTGGCAAATCGTCAACAGGCAGGGATAAATCCTCGAACTATGCAGCCCATATTTTCTCAAGTTTCTGGTAGTCCGGCATCGAGCCTGTTGGGCTCGACTCCTGTTTCTCCAGCATTCAATGCGACGCAGCACTATGCAGTGTCTTCACAAGAAGAGGCCGACACGAAAACATCGGGGGCCGGTGCGCTCAATCAGATGTTCATTACCGCGACAGCCTCCGGTGCTGGTAATCCGCTTGTTTCTAAAGGGTCTCTGGTTTATGTGCAGAATGCTAACGGATCGCAGAACGGTCTGTGGTTTGTTACGGGGGCCATGCACTGTTTTGATTCACAGACCTACTTGATGAACCTTGAGCTTGGTCGCGACAGTATGGGGGTGACGCAGAGCATCTTTATTCTGCCGCAGTTGTCGACTCCACCATCAGCGGTCTTGGTCAGCAATGCTTGGTCGGCGGCGGCATGAGTACGTCGATTACTGAACCATTTTACGGGCTGTACAAAGGACTTGTTGTAAACAACAAGGATCCTGAAGGGCTCGGGCGCGTCACTGCCACTATTCCTCAAGTGTTTGGGAATAATACGACGGCTTCGGCATGGGCATTCCCTTGTGTCCCTGTTGGCTATCCCGGGAGTTTTCTTCCAGTTCCCAACAGCGGTGTATGGATCATGTTCGAAGGGGGTGATGTTGATTACCCCATTTGGGGTGGTACTTGGCAGGAGTCGGCCACATCGACCACGACCATCAACTATGGGTCGACGACCGTTCCAGTCATTTCGTCAGGAGTTGTGACCACCGGCACGTATATTCTTGTCGATCCTAATGGGACTGGAGAAGCAGGCATTGGATTTAAGTTTTCAAAAAATGCGACGGACGGTGCTAATGCATATCCCGTTTATGACGACAACGGCGTTTTTATTGGAGGTGTTGGATCGACTGGTGGATATAAGGTCCAGGGTGATCGTATTCAGGTCACTCCTAATATCTACTTTGGTCCCTTTCTCGGGTTAGATGGGCAGACGAATCCTCCCTCTATCATTATGCCTGGTCCTGATTATGGAGGTAGTCGGATTTGGTTTTTCCAGGGGACTCCAGCAGTTGGTTGGGTTTCTGGCGTTACTCAGGTTGGTGATCTTGGCTATAACATGGTCACATTTCAATGGATGACGTGCACTGTTTCAGGTGGAGGTCTTTCAGCAGGGACCTGGGTCAACGGATTTGGGATTAATCAAATCGGCAAGCAGGTTGCTTATGATCCAGTGACCTTCTTTTATGCATGTACATGCGCTGTTGCTAATACATGGTATCCGGCAGGGTTGAATACTGGAGGGGCACCTACTGTCACACTCCCTGACGATGGCCGATTTTATAAGGTTGAATGGACGGGCCCATGGTGGAACTGTTCGACGAATAATCTGCTGTGTGCAGCGGCTTTGGGGACTTCAACATCGAACATTATTGCCAATACATATATGGAGGTTAACAGTTTTAATCAAGGATTTGTTCCGGTTATTATTCCTCAGATTACCGGCTCTGGTCAAACGATTGGTTGTTATACCCTCTGTGGTAATGGCACACCCACCATTACGTTTGGCGCTGGTTCTACTGGTCCGTCCACTCTTGCTGCTTACTGCGTAGGCTGATATGGCTGCCTCCCTTGTCCAACTAGCGCCTCTGTCTGACACTGTTGTGTCTGGCCTGAGTGAGACCTACACCAATCAGTTGAACGTCATGGGGAACGTCGGAGCTGTCATTTATTCAACAACGATGCCTTCGGCCGATCTTACTGTTACTCCAAATGGAAACATTTCGGCCACGGGCATTCTCAACGTCGGCGCTTACGCTGTTTCTGGCATCGTCACTGACAGTCAAGGTAATACAGGGTTTTGGTCTTTTGCCTTGACCGTTGTGGGCCCTGTCTCGCCAGGTACTTCAGTGACGCCTATCATGGCTGCCCTGCCTTCGGGGGTAGAGATCCAGGTGCCCTTTCAAATCGATCCGACCAGTGGAGGAGTGGCCATACTCACTGATTATGCCGCCATCATGGCGCAGCATATTGAGACGATCATTTTGACGGGGATCACTGAGCGCGTCATGAACCCGGCGTACGGCTTTGGCGCAGAGCGGATGGTTTTTGCTCCAGTGAACGCTGGTCTTCCCTCACTGCTCAAATCAGACATCATTACGGCTATCAAGACCTGGGAACCGAGAGTGCAGGTTCAAGATGTCATAGTGGAGAGCAGCCCAACAGGGCAAAACATTCTTGTAATCACTGTGATCTTCTTGGTAATACCCCTCAATGACGTGAATACAGTGACCGTCACCACAGGTGGCACTATTGCACAGGTGAACTCGTGACTTCTACCTCTTCCTCTTTGACCCCAGCGACACCGGTGATCGACTACAGCAGTCGAGACTACGCGTCCATTTTCTCGGATCTCGTGGCGCGTATCCCTCTCTTTTTGCCGGAATGGACATCGCAGTCGATCAACGACTTTGGCATGGTGCTTCTGCAGATGTTCGCCTATGTCGGCGACATAATCGGTTACTACGAAGATCGATTGGCTGGTGAAGCCTTTATTCAGACGGCGACTCAAGCGGTGTCGATTATCAACCTGGCTGCCATGCTCGACTACCAGCCCACTCTCTCGATTGGCGCCTCGGTTACTCTGCAGATCACGATCTCTAGCGCTGTGAGCGGTCCTGTCACCATTCCAGTGGGCACTGAGTTCTCCACGCTTGGCAGCTCTACGGTAGCGCCCGTCACTTTCATTACGACCGAGTCTCTTATTCTTGCCGGTGCCAACGGGGCGACTCCGGTGACGGCCGGACAGGTTCCAGCTGTTCAAGGCACTCTCTACACCAATGAGGCATTTGCGACCTCCAATGGATCGGTTAATCAGGCCTATTCGCTGGCCAATAATCCAGTCAGCTCGAATAGCTTTACTGTGTACGTTGACACTGGACAGGGACCGACGGAATGGTCTTATGCGCAGAGTTTGATTAACTATGGGCCTTACGATCAGGTCTTCACCAACTTTGTAGATGCTAATGGTGTTTTTTACATTGTTTTTGGTGATGGAGTAAATGGCTACGTCCCGCCTCTCGGAAGCCCTTGCACTTGTACGTACCAAACTAATGTTGGGGCGACAGGTAATGTTGGAGCTGCCACGATCGTTCAGCCGGTGAGTGCTCTCTTCGGTGTAACTGCAGTAACCAATCCTGAAGCGGCTACAGGGGGAGCGGCGGCTGAGTCATTAGCTTCGATCCAGCAGAATGCTCCAGCGTCGCTGCGGACCCTTAATCGAGCGGTGACGGCGACTGACATTCAGACGTTGGCTATTCAGGTGGCCGGGGTCGAATGGGCCTCTTCCATCCAGCAGACCTATCAGCTCGTAAATCTTTACATTGCTCCTTACGGCGGCGGCGCACCAACGACCGTGCTCCAAAACGCCGTCCTGCAGTACGTGGATCAGCTCGTCATGGCCAATACGACCGTGACCATCTTGAGCCCGACGTACGTGGAGATCAATGTGACAGTAAACGTGGTGGCCTTCTCCAACTACGGCAATACGTCGACTGAGAATGCAGTAACAGCCGCAATCGTAAATCTGCTCTCACTGCAGAACACTGGATTTGCTTTCAGGGTTGGCCTTGGAGTGCTCTACACGACCGTCCAATCAGTTACTGGTGTGAACTACGCCACTGTGACCGCCCTTAATCGCCAGGTGCTCTGCACACTTACCACGCAGTTGGTGCATCTTTCGAACTATACGACCATCAATGTGACCGCACTTCCGCAGCCAGTAAATGCCGGAGACTCCTTGGTGCTGGTAAATCCGACCCTCGGCACCCAGACCATAGTTGCTGAGGCTACCGCCGCCGCTGGAGCAACTTCGATTTCGGTGAACAGCTTTACCGCCTCTGCCACATTCCCGATTAACTCCACCGTGCAAGATGTCACCGCTCTTGAGGATGCAGTAATGCTCGACAATGAGATCCCGATTGTAGGGACCATAACTGTAAATGTGAGCGGCGGGATCGTCGGATCGTGAGGAGATAAATGCCGTCTACATACCCAGGACAGCTCGACATCTTTCCCGGTGCCCCCTACGTTGACGGCACCGAGTTCCTTTTTGCTGCGTACGCCAACTATTGGATCAGCGCCATCCTCGCTATCGAAACGACCATTGGCGTGGGGACTGGAGCCACTGCCCAGAATCCTCTTTACTCACAGACGTACGGGACGACGTACCCCACGTTAACGGCGCGCATTATTGCCAGTGAGACGCTCATCGACAATGCGCCCTCTTTGAATACTGCTGCCGGGAACATCCACCCGGTCAGTACTGCCGCAGCGGCTGGAACCGTCGGGGCCGGAACAGACGCTGGTCACGTTCACGTTGGTGTGCAGAGCTTTGCTGCCGGAAGTACTTCAGGGCTTGCAGTTTCTAGTACCGACGGGCAAGGGCATGGAGCTATTAATGCATCGGTTAGTTTGCCCTTTGTCTTTAATCAGGGGTCATTTAGTACCCCGGCTACGGCATCTGTAGTTGATGCTCTTACAACTCCGACAGTGACTCCTGGTATGTGGGCCTTCTTTTTCTCCGGTAATGTTGCGCTTCAGGAGCAGCAGATAAGCTTTCAGCCGACGTCGCCTGGTTTGGTGTTATTTGCAACCCAAGATGATCTTTATCTCGATGGTCAGTACACGGGTATTATTATAAATCTGCACTTTAGTTGTATGTGCATAGTATTTTTTAGCGCTCCCGGGGCCGTGACATTGGTTGCTATCAATCCAAACGGTATTGAGTTTTCTGGGTCTGTTTACGGGCTTGGTTTCCAACTTGGCGTTTCTAATACGCAGCCGACCTAATGACGTACGCCCCATTTGGACAGTTTGTTTATGGCGAGAATGTCTTTGGCGCCCCAACGACGATCTCGATTACTACCGTCATAACTGTAACCCCTTTGAACTACGACAGTCTGCAGATTAACTGGACGCCGCCCGGAGGGACGTGGAATCACCTTATTTTGATGCGCTCGTCGTTTGGGACACCTTTGAGTGTGTTCGATAACTATGGAACGGTCCTCCTTGATGAGGACGGTTCTCAGGGCTATTCGGTGCAGTACCTTGACAGCGGTCTGCAGTCTGGCCACTTTTATTACTATGCCTTGTTTGTCGAGACGCTCGAACAGGCCACGCCAGTGGAGGAAGAGTTTCTCTTGGCCGGAGCTGGGCAAGGATTAGTTCTCACCGACTGGGGATTTGGAGACACCTTCGCTACATGGGTTCCTGATTTTTATTTGGAGTTGGATGAAGGGCTCGCCACCAGTAGTCAGCCAGATGGTCCACTTGTGCGCTTTTTGGATCTAATCGGCTATGAGATGGACTGGATACGCTCTGAGATTGAATCGCTCTTCTTGCTTACAAACGTCGAACAGATCTCTGGCGCACTGCTCCCAGAACTTGGGGCGAACTACGGCGTGGCTTACGAGCCTGAGTTGGGGATGGCGCGTTCGCGCGTGCTCGTGCAAAACGCTGTCTACCTTTACAAGAACAAGGGCACCCTTAATGGTGTGGAGTCAGCAGCGTCGGCCTTCTCCGGTTACGGCTGCTCGGCCAATATCGGCAAGAATCTTGAAATACAGCTTGATGACAGTGCGTTTGATCAGTCAGTCGGACACTGGAAGCCGTTGAACGCTCAATCAACGATTACGACTGCAAACGCCAGTACATATTTCGTTACCCCTCCGCATACCGAATATGATCCGATGCCAGTCGATTCTATTTCTGGGATTGAGGGGTATTTACCGGAGAGTAATGAACGAATCGCTGTCATTGGCGCTAATGGCGCTGTTTTAGGGTTGAGCACTTGCACTCCCGCGAGTGCAGTCAATCTCGGGATCCCTATTCCTCAAGAGAGTCCTCCCACCTATGTGGTATCGGCGTATTTTTATCCCACCTCAGCGACGCTGCGGTCCTTCTTCATGAAGATTGACTGGTACGCCTTGAACGGGTCTTTCATTTCTTCGACCACTGGGAGTTCTGTAGCTGAAGTTGGTGGAGAGTGGGTCCAGGCATCTGTGGTCGGCATCCCACCGGCCGGGGCCTACTGGTTTGGGCGCACGGTCCATTCGAGCGCCACACTCAGCACAGACCTCCACTTGATGGATGCCGAGCAGGTGGAGGTGAATGTTCTCGCTACACCGGGCCCTACGACGTGGGAACCACCGCGTGATATTCAAATCAGCCTCTACCCGATACGCCGCCAGCTCATTACAAATCCGACAGGCAAAGGAGGCACAACTGGTTGGGATACTCTCTTTAATGTCGGAACGATTGCCGTTTCAGAGGCTGACATTGCCTGGCCGGAGGGCACCACACAGGGATTTGTGGTCACGGCGGGTGCGGCCGACGTCAATGCCCTTACGAGCTGCGTTGTACAGCCAGGACTCACCTACACTGTCTCGTGTTGGGTAATGCCTGGGTCTGCTCCTGTTGGGGGATTTATTGGGAATGCGGCGATCCCTGCTTACATTCCTTTTAGCCCTGGAACTGTTTTTGTTGATAAGGACGTGGGTGCTCCGCCGAATGTTTGGAACATCTCTATATTTTGGTGGACAGCTCACTTTGCCTCTCTCGTCAAAGTTTCGACCTCGAATACTTTTTACGAGGTCGAAGGCGCATTTGTGCAGGGCAGCCTTTCGAATGTCATAGCGCCTGCGGAAGCAGTCATTGCCCAAGTCTGGATATCGGTAGATTACACTGAAATAGGTTCGCAGCACTATATTGGTGCGCCTTTGCTTGCCCCAGAGTCTTCAGTGTTGCCGTACTTTGATGCCACCTTCTCTCCAAGTATTGATTACCTATTCGAAGGTACCCCGAATAACTCGATTTCTGATTACTATCCGAATCTGCCTGCCAAGCTCTCTCGGTTGGCCAATGTGCTGCCTGAGTACATCCCGATCGGTAGCACGTTCAGTCTCTTGGTCGGTGAAGACATCGCCCAGCCTCCTTCACCTCCGGCTCCTCCGGTTGGTGCCTTCTATGACTGGGATGATGCCAGCGACACATGGGACAATGCCTCAGACACCTGGGGATAGCGACGGAGGTTTTTAATGGCCAGTTTTCCAGGCAGCATATTTGATCAGATGACGCTCCCAGTAGCGGGGTCTCCACGCGCTGCGCCCACCTCTCCATCGGCCCTGTTTACTCAGTTGAGCCAGGAGCTGACAGCGCTCGAAACGGCGTTCGGTGTCAACTTCGCCACATTTGCTGCGCTCGCTCTGGAGTTTTCCAACAAGCGTATTGATTCTCGGGTTTGGCAACAAAACACTCCCGGTGCTACGCCCATGAGTACAGTGAACTTGAACAGCTTTGATGTTTTTAGTTTTACGGGGATCAGTACTGGTATTACGTCTATGACTCCGCTTTCAAATGCGTCTTCGAAGCTGGGTGACGTCTGGGTCTTCTTTTTCACTGACAACGGGACTCAGCAGACCATCCAGTGGGGGGCGGACTACACTTCAACTGAGAGTGCACTGCCGTCCTCGACCAAGGGGGGATCGACTCTGCGTTTGATGGTAATAGGTACATGGAACCCAGCGACCTCCCTTATCGAGTGTGTAGGTGTTTCGTAAATGACGAGAGCCTTAGCGGCCATAGCCGCTGGATCGAGATCTCAGACAGCGCAAATCATTCGCGCCGGGACTGGGCAGTTCCCTACCGATAATGCTGTTTCAGGTACTGGGGTAACCAGCATCCCCACCGCTTCGGCAATCAAACTCGGCCCTCAAGGCTCTCTCGTGGT